TCTCTTATACTTTCAGTGGTAGCGTATTTTTCTTTGGCCTCTTCGGATTCTGATAACAATGCCTGATTTGATTGAACTCCTGACTTATTATGTAATCGTTGCTGTCGTCTTTATTGGCGCACCAGGAGTATTCTTCTTTATCGTGTTTATGCCAGCCCTTCAAAATACGAAGGGTCGTATGGTAGGATATAAAGACCATAAGACTTATGGTGATTCTACTATATACGAGGTAAAGAGAACTACTTGATATGCCTAATCCAGACGCACTTTGGCAAGATATTCAGAAACTTGATGACATGTACGAAGAGTTACTATGGCACCCAGATGATGAATTACAATTTACTCACGATGGTGAGAAAATAATTATCACAAACAAAACATTAGAGGAAAAAAAATGAACGAAAAAGCAGAACGCATCAATGGTTGGGCAGCAATGATCGGAGTGATCGCTGCGATGGGTAGTTACGCAACCACAGGTCAAATTATCCCAGGTTTATGGTGAACGACATGTTACTCATAGCAGCATCAATGGTAGGAGGGTTTGTATTTGCAGCTCTGTTGACAAGTGATGATGTTGATGATGATGACGGTTCAGATGGTGGTTTGATGACACCAGTATATGCACCAACACCAAGTTAGTGCTAGACTCTCTACATAAGGTAGAGGGTCTTTTTTTATGCCTAGAAATCAAATAAGCATCGATGAATTAAAAGTTCGTGTCATGAAACTTAAGCACGAGGTTGACTGGGAACCAACCCCATATCAGGCAGAGAAGGATATGGCACAGAAATATCTCTCATATGTCTTGAATATTTTGGATGAGTACAGGTATTGACAGGTTCGGTAGATTCGGTTATACTGGTTTCTCGGACGTATAAATACTCATTCGTGACGCAAGTTACGAATTGTTACAGTCCTACCGTCTCACTATTTACGCGGATCTGTGCTATAATATGTCCAACGCAGACAAGTCGAGTCTGCTTTCATCTGCGGGTAGACACTCCGCAAGTAAACTAAGAGGTATTTTCCAATGTTCAAAACGACTATCGCTGCTGCAGCCGCTGCTGTTGCATTCGCTCCTGCCGCCGCCCTAGCCGGTCCTTACGTCAACGTCGAAGCCAATGCTGGCTGGACTGGAGACGATTACACCGGAGCCACTACCGACGTTCACGTTGGCTATGAAGGTTCTGTGGGCGCTGCTTCCTACTACGTTCAAGGTGGCCCTGCCATCGTTGCTGTAGATGGTGTTGACACCGAGACTCGCTTCTCCGGTAAAGCAGGTGTTGGCGTTCCTGTTTCCGACGCTCTCGGCGTCTATGGTGAAGTCTCCTTCCTGACCGCAGACGATGCCGATGACCTCGGCGTTGGCGGTAAGTTGGGCGTTAAGTACAACTTCTGATAATATGTCGTATGGGGGGCAGCGCCCCCCTTTTTTTCTATGATTCTGGAAACAATTTTAGCACTAACACCACTTGATTATGATCACCTTGCACGAGCAGTGCAGGTTGAAGCAGCGAGAGGTACAATGGATGAATTCTGTGTAGCAGTTTCCATCCTCAACAGAGTTAGGTCTCCAAAATATCCAAACACTGTTGCTAACGTTGTATATTCCCCCGGACAATATGAAGGTTTCCGATACTGGAGACCTGTCGCAAAACAATCTGTAGTCAATCGTCTAAAGAATACAGAAAAACTTCTTGAGGCGTATTCGATTATTGGAGATCGCACAGACTTTAAAGGTCAGAGAATGCTCAAATACAGAGTTGCATCTGAAGATCCGATGTGCGATAATAAAGGTAACTTCTATCACTACCACTGGCAGACATGATTAGTAAATTCAAGAAACTCATCAACAAAGTTATTCCGACACCTGTCGTAGAACAAAAAGTTGAATGTGCAATTGATGAAACTGTAGTATCATGTGACACGCTTAGCGATGTCTTTCATAGTCCAGAGGCGCAGGGAACCTGGACTGGTATCCCTGCTCCAGTTTATCTTAAAGATGATGAATGGTTTGGTCCTGCTCCCGCCAAGTCTGAAAAACAACTTGACTATATGGAGAAGGAAGTTGAAATCAAACGTCAGGAACGAAAAGAAAATTTTTCTGTAGAACCTGACAATATACATGAATTGATGTATAATATGGCAACCAGTCAACAATCTACAACTCTCCATCTTGATCCTCCGTTTACACCTGGTGGATCTGAGAACTTCCAAGGTGGTGACAATGGTTGGATGTCTGGTACTGGTATGGGACAATTTCAATGATTCAAGATTGGCGCTACAATGAACAAAAACTTGCTCTCCGTGAGCAAGTATTACGAGTTCTTTTTACTCGATATGCTGGAAGTCAAGTAGATGGATTACCAGAACATTCACAACAATCAATTTATGAATGTGCTCATGACTGGGTATCTCAAGGAAATGTCAATGCAAATGGCATCGTTAAATACTATGAGGCGTATTACGCATGAAAAAAATAATTGCAACCCTGGCTGCTGCGGCAGCGGTTGCCCTGCCTGCCCTTTTCGTCCCAAGTCAAGCGGACGACTCTAAACTCACCAAGGGTTATCATACTATGGATGCAATGGGGTGTATGCTTTTACGAGAATGCACTGATGGAGTCAAACAAATTAACAATCTTTTGGACCTCTCTTCTGAGTATCCTAATACTGATGAGTTTACTTTTGTCGCTGACGAGTTCAACAGAATGCTCCTTGCTCTCGATAGGGTCGGAGTTAAAGTGTTTCTAGCACCATCAAAGTATTTTCCTGTTAGTCATCGTGGTGTCTATCATACAGTAAGTAATAACTTTTTCTTGAATGAAGAATATATGGGTCGTCCTGGTACTATGATGTCAGTCATGCGTCATGAAGGATGGCACGCTGCTCAAGACTGTATGGCAGGTAGCATTAAGAATAGTTTGGTTGCCATTATCAAACCTGAGGATGAAGTTCCTATGATCTGGCGTGTCATGGCAGAGAGAACCTACCCTGAACACGCTGTGCCTTGGGAAGCAGAAGCAGGTTGGGCAGGACGCACTGAGAAAATGACAATGGAAGCACTTGAGTCTTGTGCCCGTGGCACTATGTGGACTGACTACGAACCCACACCAAAGACTCGTGAGTGGTTGGAAGAGAATGGTTATCTGAAAAAATCCTGAGGATAAATAGTGGGGCCTTGACTTCTATAAATGACAGAAGAAACAAAACCTCCTGTCGAGACAGAAGAGAAGGAAGATCATGAAGACAAAAGTGAAGTTCTTGGTAATCTGGTGAAAGTTGTAGTCCTTATATGGTCTGCCTCCCTTCTCACGTTTAGTTACGTCCGACTTCCTAACGGTCAGAAAATTCTAGACTTCGACCCCACTTTCATTGCCTCGGTCTTCTCTGGATCTTTGGCCGCATTCGGTCTGAGTCCTGCCAAAAACGGTGGTAGCACTCCAAGGAAAGCACCACCAATCGGTAAAAAAGAAGAATCTCAGCGGTAATGAATCATGCTTACACCATCTCATATGCCAGATAAAGATGATAAGGTGCCATCTACACCTAGCAATCCTTTCAAGTGGGTTGCTCTTGGTGTAGGTGGCATTGTTGCGTTTGCACACCTTGGCATTCTAGGACATATTATGAAAGCAAATCAGGATGCTATGATGCGAATGGCATCCCGTCCACAGTATCCAAGTATTAATTTACCAACTGGAAAATACTCTTCTTACGATGTGAATGTAAATCAAGAAGGGTATCATGTTAGATACAATGCTAACGATCCAAAAGTTATGGTAGAAACAAGATCAACTGATCTGACACAGAGTTCTAGTAATAGAGGTTGGTTTGGTAAAGAAACTTCAAGATTTGAAGATAGGGATGAAACTGTAACTCGTGAATATACAATGGATGGTCAGTCTCAACCAATAGTAAATGGAGAGAACACTTCGGGAAAGTTGACTGCCCAAAATCTAGAATGTCTCAAAGCGGAGGGCGCTGGAGAATCAACAGGAAGCATGGTAGGTGCTAGTATGACTGCTGGTCTTGCTCCTACACTAACTGCCATTCCATATGTTGGATGGTTAGCAGCAGGTTGGGCAGTAATGCTTGGTCAAGATGTTGGTGGTGACCTTGGTGGAGAGATTGCAAAATCAGTTAAGGATTGCTGACATTCCACACAATCATGAATAGGTTGATATACTAGATAGTGTAGTCGCAAGAACGTATATGAAGTTCTTTTTTGCACTTTTAGCAACACTATTTTTGGCAACTCCCGCATGGGCAGTTGATGTTCAGATGGGATCAAATGGAAACTTGGTTTTTGATCCAGCAGAGGTTACGATATCGGCAGGAGATACAGTTCATTTTGTGAATAATATGCTACCTCCACACAACGTGATTGTGGAAGATCGTCCTGATCTTGCTCATGAATCACTTGCTATGCTTCCTGGTGAGGAGTTTGATATTACTTTCAATGATGCTGGAGATTACACATATTGGTGTGCTCCTCACAAAGGCGCAGGTATGATTGGCACTGTTCATGTCGAATGAATCCTGATCACAAAAGAGAGTTTTATAAGTCCCTTAGAGAGAGGATATATCAACTAAGGATGACTCATTTGTTTGAAGAACCTTGTCCCCTTTATGAACCTGAATGGGATGAGGATTATATTTGGGATGCTAGATTAACCTACGATCATGAAGAAGATGAAGAAACTCAATAGTTTGTTTTTAAATTTCACAGTTTCGATCATAGACTATCTCTATAGAGGTAGACACTTTCAACGTTTTTGGGTGCTTGAGGAAATTGCTCGGGCACCCTATTTTGCTTTTTTGAGTGTGTTACATTTACGTGAATCTTTAGGTTTGCGTGGTCAATGGCACATCTACTTAATGAAAGAACACTTCGAGCAAACAGTAAATGAAACAGAACATTTGGAGTACATGGAATCTAGGGGCGGTAATTCTTATTGGATTGATCGCTTTTTTGCCAGACACCTCGTACTTATCTATTATTGGATCAATGTGGTTTATTATTGGATATCTCCTCGCGCTGCTTACCATCTCTCCTACGAAATAGAGATGCACGCAGCAGAGACATATGCAAAGTATCTTGCATATGAAGACTGGAATGATAAGGATATTTGGAGAATCATGAATGATGAGATCCAACACTTCCAAGAACTTGCAGAAGCGATGAGGATTCTTGATCCTGATCACTTAACTGTAAGGGAAAAGGATCGTGAACCATTCCCACCAGACGTAAGCGATTTGATAAAAAACCATGAATCTGTTCCTGAGACCGTTAAATGATGTAAACGATGTCACTTGGAGTATTGTTATTTCTCTGATAATACTCCTTGCTGGCGTTGCATATTACATATATACAATTATGAGCATGGCATTTCAGGAGCTAGAAGATGACCGAGATCCGAAGCGACACGAGACCCATTCAGATCAATCAGAAGGATGCGAATCAGGATCAGGAGATAGCACTTCTGAAACATCGCATTGAAGATGCTGAACAAATGGCAGAAGAACTCAGAGACAGAGTTCGTAAGTTAGAGCGTTGGGTCTGGCGTGCTGGTGCTGTTATCTCTGCTGCAATTACCCTTGTAGGTCTTATTGCTGCAATTCCAAATGATGCTGATGCAAGATCATTTTATGAGGAGGATAAAACTATCGGTGTTCTAACGCATCAAATTAGACAATGGGAAATTGAAAATAATAGAACATCATCCGACGATGTAATTGACAACGCATTAAAAGAGTGGGAGGCTTGGGAACAATGATGCAAAAATTAATTAACGTACTTGCTGTGCTATCTTTCGTTGGTGTCTCAGGCATCATCGGAGGTGGAGCATATGTTTATATGCAAAGGGATACTATCGCTGAGCGTGCCAAAGAGCGTGTTACTGAAGCAGTAACAGAAGCGATCACGGACGCACTTCCCGGTATGCTTGATTCTGCTATGCCAGAAATGCCAAAAGCGACAGGAGGCCCTATTCCTTTCTGATGCCCATTCCTGATATTCGTCTTAATAATTTAAGAATCCGTGATGTGAATATTCCAGAAGTGCCAAGGTGGATGTCATCTGATCCACCAATAGCACTTCCTGTCTTTCCTCCAGTTACCACTGAGATAGGAACACCTATTGTTAATATACCTGGGTGTGTTGAAGTACACAAGGACAGTAATAGGAATACAAATCTAAAAAATGAGGATGATAAAGGAACAATGACCCTGTGTGACGCAGGGACACCTAGTTATTATCCAATTGATTATGATGCAACAAGATTAAAATTAGAACAAGAGCCACCAAAACCACCTGCATATAAAGCACCACCAAAACCTGAAGCACCAGAGACACAAACACCAACAGTTCCTAAGACTGAGGAATCGATGCCTGAGTGTCCTACCAGGGCACAGCAATTAAAGGATCCTGTCGGAAAGATCGTAGAAGGAAATAGAAAATTAGTTGCATATGAAATGGTCGGGAAAGAATGTCTCCCTGTGTTTGAGGAGTTATCTATTCCCGACCAGATTGTTCAGAATATACCATCAGCAGGTATGGTTACGACTACCGCCTCCATTGCGGTGGTAGCGACGAGTTCTGCACTGCTCGCAAAGCCTCTTGCTGACCTTTTGTTAAAGGTTG